CAACCACTTCATCCATTACCCGCTCCGGGGAAGTGGTGCGGTAGTGTTGGAGCCAGCCGATGTTGACGTCCTGAAGTAGCGGGTTGGTCGCGCGGTCGGTCTCGGCGGCAGCGCTGGTGCCGTTGAAGCCGATCATGATCCGGTCCAGGGCCTGCTGGCGCACGATGGCGTCACGAAGCATGGCCTGGAACTGAGGGAACTTCGCCCAGGCATCGATCTTGGCATAGGGTACAGCGGTGTCGAACTCGGTCAGGAAGCATTCGTATCCGTCTGCGCCCATGTCGCTCAGGTCGCGGGGTGTCCGATCCTTCGCGGAGACATCGGTGCGGCCAGCAATGGTGGATCCCACGCCCAGGCCGATCTTCTCGCCCTTGATTTCGTCAACGCCGATCACGTTGATCCGGCGCAGAAAGTCGCTGGACTCCTGAATGCGTTGTTCCAGGCGCTGCTGGACGGAGGGTTCCACGGCGAAGGTTTCCGCCGCGGACTCCACCCCGTTTAGCTTCGCGATCTGCTGACGAAGCTTGTTGAACTGTACTCGGGATTCGTTGCGCATAGTCTGACTTCCTCAGCAGTCGGTAAGAATTGCGTCCTGGCCGCCGGTGGCCGGGCTGCGGGAGAATTTCGGGTTCGGGGTGCTTTCCAGCTCCGCTTTCAGGTCGCTGAAGCTTTTCTCCAGGGCTTCGTGGGCCTGTTTCAGCTGGCTGTACTCGTGCTGCACTTCTTCCATGGCGCTGCGCAGTTGCTGGCCATCACTGACGAACAGCTCCAGCGTCTTTTCCAGGTCTGCCTTGAATTCGGAAAAGCGGGCTGCATTGGCATCCTTGTGCTTGCTGAACAGAGCCTTGACCTTGCTGAACAGAGTTTCCCCGGCCTGCTGGCCATCGGTGCCGCTCTCTTCTCCGGCTTCTTCCGTGAAGTCCAGCTCAACCTCCATGGCTTCGGAGAAGAGGTTTTCCGGGCGCTGCTTGCGAGTATTCAGGGGGTTGTTCTTTGCCTGGCTGCTGAACTGCAACATCTCGGTGCCCAGAGATGCCGGGGAGTCGGTAACCGCCAGGCCAACCAGGTAAGCTTCGCCAGAGTCGGCGAATTCAGGATCCACTTCGATGGAGGTGTAAATCTTCTGGCGATCCTTGGTCATCTTGACCAGGTCATCTGTCGGGTCAATTTCCGCGAACAGTTCCAGCTTGCCGTCGGCATTTTCTTCTGCCTTCACTGCCGTCACATCGCCGAACGCCTTGAAAGGACCGTCCGCGAACATTCCACGCATGTGCTCAAGCCAGACCCGGGCGCCGTACTTATCCCGGTTGAAGTTTGCCGCCATCTGCTCAATCCAGGCCCGGCTGATTGCCCGGCCATCGGTAGTGGCGCCTTCAGTAGCCACTCGGAACCATTTTTTCATCTTGCCACTCCCACGCTGTTGGGCGATGCTTGTCCAGTGATGTCACTCAGTGCCCCCAGATTCGTGGCAGACGCATGTGAAGCCAACCTGCCGCAGTTGTCCCGTTACTCCTCACAAAACCCCGCCCGCTGAACCCGCGCGCGCAGCCATTACGCTGACCGCATGGATAAGACTGTTGAATCGGATTACCGCGAACACTTTGTGAAGGCCCGCACCCTCTACTGGATGGGATGGCGGCCGCAGCGCATTGCCGAAGAGCTTGGCATCAGCCCGCAGCTCTTCCACAACTGGAAAAAGCGGTTCAACTGGGATGACGCGGAGCCGATTCAGCGGGTGGAAGCATCGCTGGAAGCCCGCATGGTGCAGCTACTCTTCAAGGACCAAAAAGAGGGGAAGGACTTCAAGGAAATCGACCTTCTGGGCCGGCAAATTGAGCGGCTGGCGAGAGTGCACAAGTACCAGGAGTCTGGCCGCGAATCAGACCTGAACCCGAACATTCAGGAGCGTAACCGGGCACCACGCAAGGCAAAGAACGACATCGGCGACGAAGGCCTGCAAGAAATCACCACGGCGTTCGAAGAATCCCTGTTCGACTACCAGCACAAGTGGAAGGAGGCAGGGCTCACCAACCGGATCCGCAATATCCTGAAGTCTCGCCAGATCGGTGCCACCTGGTACTTCGCCAGGGAAGCAATCGTGGACGCCTTCCACACCGGGAAGAACAAGATCTTCCTCAGCGCATCAAAAGCCCAGGCCCACGTTTTCCGGCAGTACATCGTTCAGTTCGTGAAGGACACCACCGGCGTGGAGCTGCGCGGTGATCCGCTGGTTCTGCCCAATGGCGCAACGCTGTATTTCCTCGGCACTAACGTGCGGACTGCCCAGAGTTACCATGGCGACCTTTACATGGATGAGTACTTCTGGATCCAGAGCTTCCAGCAGTTCCGGAAGGTGGCGTCCGGCATGGCCATGCACAAGAAATGGAGCCAGACCTACTTTTCCACACCCTCCGCGATCACCCACGAAGCCTACCCGTTCTGGACCGGCGAACAGTTCAACAAGCGCCGGGCGAAAGACAAGCGGGTAAGCGTGGACACCTCCCATGCAGCCCTGGCCAATGGCATGGCCTGCGCCGATGGCCAGTGGCGCCAGATCGTTACGGTGGAAGATGCCATGGCCGGCGGATGCGACCTGTTCGATATCGACCAGCTGCAGATGGAGTACTCCGAAGACGAGTACTCAAACCTGTTGATGTGCCAGTTCGTGGATGACACCCATGCGGTATTCCCCCTGGCCAAGCTTCAGCGCTGCATGGTGGACAGCTGGGTCGAGTGGCGGGAGCTGAAGCCCTACGCAGACAGGCCGCTGGGTGATCTTGAAGTCTGGCTGGGTTATGACCCTTCCGGCAGTGGTGAAGATGGCGACGGGGCAGGGCTCGTGGTGGTGCTCCCATCAAAATCCGCGAGCCGCCCGCATCGAGTGGTGGAAAAAAACCGCCTTCGCGGGCTGGACTATGAAAAGCAGGCCGAAGAAATCAGGAAACTCACCAAAAGGTACAACGTTTCATTCATTGGCATGGACACCACCGGGCTGGGTGAAGCCGTTGCCGAGTTGGTGGAGAAGTTCTTCCCGGCGGTTACCCGCTTCAACTATTCGCCAGACGTTAAGGCACGCCTGGTGATCAAGACACAAAACATCATCGACCGCGGACGGCTACAGTTCGATGCCGGATGGAGCGACATGGCCCAGAGCTTTATGGCGATCCGGCGGGCAATGACCGATTCACAGCGGCAGATAACCTACAAATCCGGACGAAGCGAAGATACCGGCCACGCGGACCTGGCCTGGGCCGTGATGCACGCGCTGTCCCACGAACCACTCGAAGGCCCCACCGAACGCGGTGGCAGCATGATGGAGATTTACTGATGAGCAAAAGCGTCGAAGCATTCACCTTCGGTGATCCGGTGCCGGTGATGGACCGATACGACATGCTTTACACCGGCTGCTGGATGGCGGGCCAGGACTACTATGAACCTCCGGTAGACATGGCGGCGCTCGCCAAATCCTACCGGGCCACCGCTCACCACGGAAGCGCCTTGCAGGTGAAGCGCAATATCCTGGTGAAAACCTTCCAGCCCACCCAGTACCTGACGCGCCAGGACTTCGCGCGGATGGCCATGGATTACCTGGTGTTCGGAAACCTCTATGGCGAACAAGTTCAGAACCGGCTGGGCAGGCTCATTCAGATAAAGCCGGTACTGGCGAAGTATTGCCGCCGGGGCGTCGAGGCGGATTCTTACTGGTGGGTGCATGACTGGCTGAAGCATACGGAATTTGAAAAGGGCAGCGTGGTTCACCTGATGGAGCCCGACATAGACCAGGAGCTCTACGGGGTCCCCGACTACCTGGGCTCCTTGCAGTCCGCCTGGCTGAACGAGTCCGCCACCCTGTTCCGCAGGAAGTACTACCAAAACGGAAGCCACGCTGGCTTCATCATGTACATGACCGATCCCGCACAGAATCCGGACGATATCGACAACCTGCGTCAGGCGCTGAGAGACAGCAAGGGCCCTGGCAACTTCAAAAACCTGTTTGTCTACGCGCCGAACGG